TGATGGCGTTCAACACTGAAGCCTACACCTGTGCCACACATAAGAATATACATTGTTTCATCAAACGCACGTGGGCTGTCTACAGGCACATAAGAACAGTTGTATCCACCTACATGGCAGCGGTCTAGTGCTGGTCCAGCAGTCATTAACGCCCTCATAGAAGGCATGACAGCTTGTGTAAGCACAGCCTCTTCCAATTCACCGCGTAATGAATCCGATAGTTTATAGTCATGCTTATCTGCTAGATGTTTAGTTATATAATCAAAGTATCTAGCTACAGTTTCACTCCATGTTTCTCTTCTTTGTTCGTCTTCTTTCCATCGTGCATAACGTGAAAGTGCTATAAAGTTTTGGTAGTCTGTTGGTAATTGATTGCTTATCATATTGTTCACTCCGTTATTGTTCTAATGTTTCTGATAACAGCACCCTCTACATCGTAGAAATATTCATTAATGCCATCTTCTAATTCCTCACCGACTCTACCATCGGCAGGCACTGGGTATTCTTCTTCGTCTATGTCAAGCGTAATGAACATCTTAACTCTTATCATTAGCCATTACCTCTTCAATTAACTTATCTAAATACCACTGCGCTTTCTTTAAGTCCTCAAGTGGTTTGTCTTTGTAATCAAAACGCCAAAGGTATTTCATAATGTTACCTTGTAGGTAATACTTGAACCCATCACCAGTCGCAGCGGCAATTGCTTGAATACATTCAATGCCTGTCTGATTATAATGAGGTGGGCTATTGACCATATCAACAGCATTTTCTGCAGGCCACATCTGTTTTGAGTCTGATTGTGACATAGCTTGTTTCATAAATGTTTCGTGTCTCATGCCCTTCCTTTCGTCCTTGTTCCAAAGTTTAACCGTACAACATTACCATCTTCTTGAGTAATTACAACAGGTTCTTCCGTAATGGATTCAAGTATATTGTCAATCTCTTCCATTACATATGTATGTACAAAGTTACGCATGTCCTCATTAATTTCCATTAACGGTACTGTAGCACACATCATCTTGGTGAAATGCATTAGCTGACTGTAGCTTTCATCATCTAGATTGTTGTCTGCGCTTGTGATAATAGCAACATCAACCTCTCCTGTCCACTCACTATCTATTACAGTTGGCCTTACGCGAACTACAAAATCATCTTCCCTTAACTCCAAGAAACTATCGTCCATTTGCTATCTCCTTTTCACTTTGTTACCACTGAACTTAATAAACTTTGGATGTTTATTCCTGCCCTTTTCTCTAAGCCAGTCTTCAGGAATGATGCGGTCATAATACCTAAAGCCATATCGTATACACCATTCACTATACGATGACTTTGCTCCCTTACGAAGTTTACGCCTACTGTTTTCAAATACAAACCGTATGTCAAGATTTGGATGTTGCTTCTTGATAGCAAGATGCTTACGTCTATCTGCTGCCGTGAACATACCTTTTGTTTCTATTATGATACCATTAGACAGCACGAAGTCTGGTGTGTAGGTTCTGTACGCTAGGTCTTCCCACTCAATCTTAACCTCTTCATATAAGAAGTCTTCTTTTAGTTCTTTGAGATAGTCAGATACCTTGAGTTCCAGACCGCTACGATAGCCATACTTCCGTGCCGCCCTAAATTGTTTTGCGTTAGGCATCTACTTGTACTTTTCATCCATTGAAATGTACGATACCATCTTGGGTTCTTTAGCTTGTGACATCACGGCAGGATGTTCTTTAAGCGTAGGCCAACATGAAAAGCGATAAGCACAGAAGATGCAGTTCTCATTCAAGACTGTGTTACCTGTAGGCTTGCCTCTAAATGTTTCAGGAACAGGCTCAAAGCAACGCTCAAACTTATTGTCTGTAACCTTCTGTACAGTATCTTTGATATGGGACATCTCTGTATCAATGTCAAGACCTGTGGCTGGTACATATTTAAATTGACCATTGGCTTTGTTGACTACCCACCAGCCACCAGCACGTTTGCCTGATGCTTTAGCATAACCAGCAAGCTGTGCAACATAACCAAAGGAATCATGTGCCGCTAATTTATCATATGATTCAAACTTGTTTTGATATGACCAATTAGAGGCTGACTTAACATCATCAACAGCACCGTCAATAACAATATCATATGTACCATTGATGGATGTATCGTCATCAATCTCAAGCGTAACCTGTTCAGCATCTTCATATTGTACTCCTGCCTCTGTTAATAGACCTTTGAAAACAGCTTCAACAATGTCTCCAAGCATCATGTTCATTACGAATGTGGTTGGTAAGGGCAATGCTTTCTCTGGTTCATTCTTATCAAACCAAAGCTGACAGCTTGGCCTTCCTATGTTAGACATACGAAGACGAAACTCACCACGCTGATTGCCCCCACCAAACTGGCGTTGTACTGCATCCATTACATCTTGACCAATCTGCTTAATAGTTTTGTCCGACATTGTGGACTTACCATTAGCAGCGTTCTCCATGTATTGATGCAACGCCAGTTCAGCAGGATGGTTCATTATGCTACTTCCACTTCTTCCTCATCAAAGTCAATGACACCATCAACGATAGCCTCATCATCCTCATCGTCATAAGCATTAGCTTTATCTGACCATGCTTTGATTATGTACTCGTTGTAGTTCTGTACCCACTGCATAAAGTCAGCAAACATGTTTTGTTCTGTGTCTGTTAGTTCCAAAGTTTTTGACACATCAAGTGACACTACGGGCAAATAGAACACTGCTCCCGTAGGAATCTTACGTTCCTCTGTATTCGCAGTAATCAGATGCTGTACAGGAAGACGTTGCATCTTTGCGAGTTTAGTAAAGGCAGTGCCTACATTCTTAAAGGCATCACGATTATCAATCTCCCAAATGAATGGCATCTCATCCACACTCACAGAGTTACCGCTTGAGTCAGTAGCATTGACCAGTTCAACTGTGCCAAGCACCACACGTACTCGCTTAATCTGCTTGATGAGTTCTTGTGTCTTCTCTGGTAGTGCTTTAAAGTCTTGAATGTAACCAGCAGGTTTACCACAGTTAAAGCCGCCATCATTATCTTTCAAGTCAATGTTCAGATTGTCAGCCATGACAGTCTTTACGTACCGATTAGGACTATCACCCATACCCCGAATGAAACGCTTGTACATAAAGCGTTGCAGGAATGGACGAATCTTCACAGAATCTGCATAGTATGTGGGGCCATCTGGTACTTCCAGTTTATATGTACCACCACTCACAACTTCCATGTTCACCTTCTTGCCGTTGACATCAGCCTCACCCATTACAGGTGAATGATTGATGCGCAGACGAGCGAGAGTGCTTGCTTGCTTACGCTGACTTGCACCCTCGTTGGCAATACCCATAGCTTTCGCCATTGCTGCATAGTTGTTAGTATCAATAGTTGTTAATTCCATATTTTATACTCCTTCTTTTGAGTTAGAAAATCATAGTTATATCACGACACATCTTTTGTGTCAAGCCAGTTTGGACCAATTTTTGCCTCAAGTTCTAGTGGTACATTAAACACTATACCCCAACGCATTGTAATCAAACTAGGCAGTACTTTATTTGTATCCTGAATTATTTCAACACATCTCCTTTCTTCATCAGGATGAACGTCAATTACAATTGAATCATGTACAGTGTTTACCACACAAGATTGCATACCGTCAAGTAATTTATCAATGTGTAATAATGCAAGAGGCACAATGTCTGCTGTAGCAAACGACTGTACAGGATAGTTTTTTATCTGTGTAAAGTGAGATACTCTACCTCGTGAGTTACGCTGCACATTAGGAAAGGCAAACTGCCTACCTGATGGCGTTGTAATCATGCCTGTGTTTATAGCTTCTTTAGCCAGTCGGGAATGCCAAGAGGCAACTCCCCCATACTTCTCTGTAAAGTGTTCGTAGTACGCTGCTTCTGCTTTCGTTCTTCCGAATCCTGTTGCTCCATAGAGGGGCGCGAATGTATGCGCTTTCGCATCCTGTCTATTCGTAGGCTGACCAGCATCGGTAATAACTTTAGCGGTATATGAGTGTACATCAAACCCAGTAGATACTTCTTCAATAGCAACTCCATCTTGTGATAAATAAGCAGCCGCACGAAACTCTAGCTGTGCAAAGTCTGCTTCCATAATCTTGCCACCTTTAAACCGGGATACAAACACTTTCTTTACAGGGAATGTACCGCCGCGTGGCATGTTCTGCATGTTAGGGTCAGCACCGCTGAACCTACCTGTTGCAGTACGATGTTGAAGCAAGCGCACATGCAGCTTGCCATCAGTCTTTGTGTGTAGGTCAATGCCTTCCACGAAGGAAGATAAGTATGTATCAACGGCAGATAGTCTGCGCACCTTTGACAAAAAGTCAACAGCATCATGCATGTCTTTTGACTTGGCGACAGACTCAAGTACCTCAAGATTACCTTTACTTGTGGTAAAGCCATTAGCACTTGCCCACTTTGGTGATGGTGGACGAAACTTTAACCCCGCCACAGCCATAGTATCAGTAAGATTGTAACCATTCCCATCACAATTCTTACATCTGTTTGTGTTAGCAAAAGGTGTTCCATCTTTCTTTACCTTTCTTACTTGTCCACTACCATTACATTCATCACATTGTTTTGCTTCAGTCTTATACATACGCTTTGTACCACCAGCAATCAAGCTACGAAAGTCAGCGTCATCCATGTAGGGGTCAATGGCATTGCCCCAATATGTTTTATCCATGACCTTACGGCTATAAATAACCCAAGACAATTGCTCTGGACTATTAAGATTGATAGGCGTGTCACCCATCAACTCATGCACATGCTTTTGTAAGTCAATCTCTAGCTGTTTCTTCTCTGCCTCAAACTCTCTACGTACTTCATCCAGCTTGCTACGGTCTACTGTAAAGCCTCGCTGATATATACGAGCAAGGCACACCGCAACCTGATTAGTCAAGGTTACAGTGTCTAACAGACTAGCATCTGCTGGTGTATTCAAACGATACCACAACTTGTCAGACAGTTGTTGTGTAGCATGAAGGTCAGCAGACAGATACTCTGACAACTCCGTGTGAGGAATATCACGAGTGCTATAGCCCTTGCTGAAGTATTCCTTCAATGTATCCTGCTTCTTGGTGTCCAAGTCATAGCGTTCAGCACAAGCCTCAAGAGACAGTGGTTCTTTCTGTCCACGCTGTAGCACATACTCTGCAAGCATCGTGTCAAACACAGCACCACTATACTTAAAGCCTGATTCCCACAGCCACAGCAAATCGTGTGCAGCATTGTGGCAGATAAGCACAGTAGCATCGTCAAGCATTGCTTGCAGTTTACGGAAGCACCAATAATCGTATCCCTGTTCTGACGTGCATACTTCGGGATGGTCAAACGTAAACAACTTCTCTTCACCTTTGTCGGTTAGACAACCAACCATAACCAATGTATTGTCAGGCTCAAAGGGGTCAAGATGCATCTTACCACCGCGCTTTGTGACAGTGTTCTCTACATCAAGTGTTAGTTTCATATCATCTCCTATGCGTAATTGTTTGTTGAGTAATACTTGTACTCACTGTTTGTTTTGTTTGCCCTGTTGCGTATATTCGACATGTTCTCTGACATAGATACCCAACGAAGATTATCTACAGCGTAGTCTAACTTATCTTCATTGATGTGGTCAACATTATATTTATCAACAGGTGTTGGGTTGTGTATGAAAGCCATTGCACATATCCTGTGTAGGTAAATTGGTTTAGTAAACCTTCCATTGTTTAATGAAACAGCGGGATAAACAGCCCTACTAAATGTCGGTTGCAGTACTTTGCCTGTGCTAACATTCAAGATGAATGGGAAGTCAGCACGGCCTGAATACATAGGAAGTGAATGCGTACCACCTGTTCGATATACTCTGTACTTACCTTCTGGTATAGAGGCAAGGAAGGCAGAGGATGTAGTCAAATCCTGTCTTCGTCTGCCCTTATCTCCAAAGTAAATAGGCACATCCTTAATGTCAAGGAACTCAATATCTGTGTCAATTGCTTCATCAAATAAATGTAATTGCATCATCCTTCATACCTCGCTGTCTGATAATTAAGTTCACAGTTTACCATACCATGCCAACCATTCAACTTGTTCTTTACGATATTAATATGACGCAGTGGGCTTTCTTCTTCCTGCCCTTCAACAGATGGTGACTTACCAATCAGTATCATGAGGTCAGCTTCAGCAGCCTTACCTGTGCGACTACCTTCCATCATGCTCTGATTCAACTGCGCCCGACCCTCTGCCTCTGCAGACAACTGTGACATATAAAACACGGCACAATCATATGTCTTGGCAATCTGTCTTGCGTAGATGGCACAAGCCTTGAGTGCCTCATCATTACGAGCAAAGGAACCAGATACACCAAACTTATCGCCCATGTCAAGCACAAGCACATCAGGCTTGTACGACTTGCACACGGACTCTACCCATGCCATGTCACGCCCACCTGCCTCTTTAATCTTAATGTTCTGCATGACAGGTGCATACAGTGCCTGTGCCTTACTCATGTTATCCCGAACCTCACGTGCTGTCATGCCTGCAGCAGCAGTAAGATACCTTGCACCAACACGGTGAGTAGGTTCTTCGTTACACAGGATAATGCACTTCGCACCTTGATGCGCAAACCCATTCGGGCCAGCGATTAGAGAGGCGTGGAAGGATGTCTTGCCTGTGTTTGGTCTAGCACCTACCTCAATCAACTGACCGCCACTCACGCCCTCTACTTTGCGGCACACACTAGGTATGTTGAATGTCCAACGTGCTTCCAGTTCAGCTTTTGCCATGAGTGTTTCAATAGTGATGTCATCCCATTCGATATTTAAGTTGGGAATGAAGTCATCTCCATAGTTCTCTAGCAAATTGCGAAGTGTCTCAAGTGTATTGGCATCACCATTTACCATGTCAAAGCCAATGTTAGCTACGTCCTCACCAATCACCTGACGAAATAGCTTGGACAATACCTCTTGTGAAATGTCATGTCCCATTGTGCTTTCGTTCTTTATGGTAGAGAACAGAGAAGCATATGCCTGCTTCTGTGCGGTAGTCAGCGTAGGATTATCAGACATGAACAGTGCTTCTATTTCATCTGGTGACACAGTGCGATTGTATCTATCCATAGCTGCATCAATAGTCTTCTTAATCTTACGCACATCCTTACTGAATAGTCTGTCTGGACATTTAGCACCACGATGGTCATCGTAGAATGTCTTATCCATGAGACTGCGTATAAGTGATAACTCCATTACATAATCTCCTTGTTGGTTAAAGATGCCAGTGCATCCATGTCATCGGGGTGACGATACTTTATATCATCAGTCAGTCGTAGTACACGTACATCGGAAACATGTCCACGTAATTCTTTCGCAATCGCAAGTGTCTTTGGTAAAGCATCGGGGTCTAATGCGATTACTGCTGTTGAGAACTGTGAAAGATACCTCTTGTGTGAATCAAGCATTGATGTCCCCAACATGGCTACCCCTACAAGCCGAACATCACTGCCTACAACTGCAGCACTCACACAGTCCTCAACAACTACTGCGACATTACCATAACCATATGCGTATGGCAAGCCACTTTTTCCATATCTTTTCCATTTAGGTAGTCTCTTTCCTAATGCTCGACCAGTGGCATCTACAATACGACCGTCATGTCGTACAGGAAACACAACACGGTCTTCCTTTACATCATACATTAGACCAAGTTGGTTCTCATTAATGCCCCATTTAGCACAGAACTGAATTATAGTTCTCTTATCTCTGTGTGGAACTACATAGCTTGGCATTTCAAATGTATCTGTAGCAAACTGTTCTGCTCCTATAAAGCCAGACCGTATATCATCTACTGATAAATGAACACGAGTACCACCACTAACAGAACAAGATGCCTTGTAACAATTCCATACAAGACTACCCATATTATTCGTCACTGTGAATGTATTATACCCATTACAAACAGGACAAGTCATACGCTTTGTATGTCCATTAGGTATATCCATATCACTTACAATGTTATATATATTATTCATGTATATATCACTCTCCTTGTCGGCACTTGTATGTGCTTTTATCATGCCGTTGACGCTCTGTCAATGCATAATTTGCACTTGCAAATGTATTTTTCATGTAAGGTTTAACTGACTGTGGATTACTGTGTCCTGTAACCGACATTATTTGTGCCATACCGACACCTGCTTCAATCATTTCAGTTGTACCTGTCCTACGCAAGTCCATCAGTCGTAGTTCGTCTGACAACCCTGCTTGCCTCATCACCTGTCTGCCATATTTAGACAGTCTTTGCATACTGTATGGCTCAAACTGCCCATTAGAGGGGCGTGGACGCGGTGCTACATAGGCTTGAAAGCCAAAGTCTTCATGCTGCTGTATCAACATAGTCATGAGGTCATCACTAATGGGTAGTGTTACCTGCGCCCGGCGTTTGCTTTGCTCAAGATGCAGCTTGCCTTCAGACAAGTCAAACATATCCCATGTAAGCAGGCGCATGTCGCCTAATCTTTGACACCATTCATATGCCATGTGGACAATCAGTCCTACATTGCGTGTCTCAAATTCAGAGTATGCACTGTCGAGAAATTGACGCACATCTTCCTTTGTCCATACAACCTTGCGCGGCACAGGTGTCTTCCGTTTCACGCTTGCAAAAGGATTGACATACGCATACTCCATGTCGATAGCGTAGCGATACACACGAGATGCACAAGTGCATACATGATTAGCAAACTGCACACCACGCTTGACCCACTCTTCATATGCAATCTTCGCTTGTCTAGTGGTCAAATCCTTGTATGCCTTTTCACCTAAACTCTCTGTCAATACAGACAGAAAGTATTTATAATCTCGTTTAGTTTCCTCTCGTAACATATTGAAATCATTCGATTGATAGTAAGCATCAACTAGCATAGACAGTGGGCTGCTCTTGCTCAACGTCACAATCTGTGACTGTTCTTCTCGCCACATATCAATCTGTTCATTCAACTCACGAGCCTGTGCTTTGACAGTGCGTAGGTCTGTGCCTAACTCAATACGCTCCACAACCCCAGCATCAATTAAACGCTGGGGCGGGTTGAAGCGATAGTGAGTGCGACCATCTGCCAGTGTTCTGGCTTGTGTGTATCGCGGTAGTGTCATGCTGCAATCAACTCCTTGAACTGCTTGCTTTCAATCCACTGTGCAACCTTATGCTCACGAGTGAACATGGACACAGCCTCTGTATCCTTGCCAGTGTTACGCAGGGCAAAGCCATTGCGGTCATCAGCATAGGTAGCAAAGTTTGTGAAGGCAGAATACAATGCCCACACATTTTCTCCCCGAACACTGGCTTCTTGATGATACAGGTTAAGCATCTTCTCTGCTGTGCGTTCAGACTTGAGCAGTGATTCAAGCATATCCTTCACATCACCTACATATAGAGGCTTGATTGCCCACTGCTGTAGCATCTTTGATTGTGCATAGAACGACTGTGAAGATTCACGCAGGTCACGAATGAACTTATCCATTGTGAAGTTACTGGTGTTCTTACGCCGCACCTTGTCATGTTCACCGCGAATCTGTCCATTGGTACAGAAGAAATCAATAGCACCAAAGAAAGTCTGATTAGAACATGACCCATCAATGCCATGCAATGCGATGATACGCTGTGCAATGGTGGTGCTATGCTTGTCTGTTTCAATACGAGCAGTCACGTTTGGCAACACCATGTCCATCATAGCCCATGCATTATGTCGTGCTACACGCCACTTGATGTTCATGCCCTCACATTCTTTGTCACCTAAATGTTCTGTGATTGTGTCATGCACACCACCAAAGAAGTCAGCATGATTGGCACAGTTGAATGTGTCACCTACAACACCAATGTATTCGCCTGTCTCACCATTGATGACATACTTTTTGTCTGCCACTTTGGTTGGCTCAAACATCACGTCAAAGTTTAATTTGTCAGGCATCATGTCCTGAATTGGAAAATCGAATGGCATATCTAGTCTCCTTTCATTTGTTAATTGGCAACTGACGCTGTGTTATATCAGAAACAACAGCAGTAACAGCAGGTCTAGTAGTAAGAGGGTTTCCATTTACTATCTCCAGTGTTTAATTTCAACACCTTCACCAACAATAGCACTCTGTAAACAATGCCACTTGTCATCAAGTGTGCGTAGGTCATCATAGTCTAAAGAACACAACTCACTTACGCTACTACGGATAGGAACCCAAGCCTCTAGCATTTCAAGCACAGCCTTTTGTTGGTGTGGTGTCATTGACTTCCAACATTTATTTGCTGCCTCTCGTTTCAATTCCCATTCACTCTTTTCTTTTGTCATGTCTATTCTCCTTTCATCCATTGTGGCATCTCACGGCCTTTGTTATATCGTGCGAACTTTGATTTGTCAACAACATAAAATGCACGATAGGCCATGATAGGCCAACGCTCATCTGTCTTGAGGTCATCATGACCGCTAAAGCATTGCGGGTGTGGTGTCACATCACCATCAGGCAACAGATGTCGTGCGTTGTACAGTGCAACTTCATGCTTGCTTGCACCATGTACCTTACCATATCGCCATGTGTACTCGTTCAGCATAGCAGACATTAGAGATAAACCAAATCTAAAGTTTGCACGATTCTCCATAGCCCACAATGTGCATGGGTGCTTCTGATGCACAGGCTTGTACAGGCCATGTTCTTTTGCATAGTCAGGTGCATGATGCCACACAGCAGTGCATAGCATCTGTGCTTCTTCCAATGGCATCTTGACAATGTGTTGGTCACATAGCTGCTTGGCTATGGCATCGGGGTGATGGTCAATTAGAAATCTATTCACTGCAATTCTCCATGTACCATGTCTTGAACTTGTGATAAGCCAGTATCTTGTAGGCTTCTAGGTCAAGGGTTTCCCATTCCTTGAGGTCAAGTCCCTCATATCTAAAGCGACTTTCCATCTCTCCATCCAACATCAACATCAAAGCATTGGCCTCTGTAGGTGTTAGCTGTATCCATAGTGTGTTATCTTTAGCCATCGTAATTATCTCCTTTATCACGCAACTCAAGTGTGTCTACATCAGCATCATCACCAATGTATGAATAGTCGTAGTGAGGAAGATTGAACAAGGCAACAGTGCCATCTTCATTACGCACATAGTCATCCTCATCGTGGTCATACACATACATAGGCATATCCCATACACCTACTGTGTATGCTTTGTCGGGGTCAAATTTTGGTTGGTTCATCGGTTGTCTCCATCGTCTTCAGCATCCCATGTACCATGAAAAATAAAATATTCACGGTTATCATCAATCAACCCTAGTAACTCTTTACGGGCTGCATCAAGTAGTGTGTCAGGGTTTGTGCCTTCTGGTGCTTTTACGCATATGATATTGTCTAGCGTAAACTCAAAGTCGACTATTTTTGGTTGGCTCATCGGTTTCATCTATCGTCTCCATCGTAACCATGAAATTTGATATATTCACGCATCATATCTTTTGCGTCTCTGATGTGACCGTACATATTATCTAACGTGCTGTCAACTATGTCTGCATTTTCTAGAATTGTAGCTGCCTCATGCAAGAACGCCAAGATATCCAAGCTGGTAAATTCAGATAGAACGTGTAGGTCACCTTCCCCATCACAAACATCACACTTACCATAGGTGCTATCTATCCAGCCACCGTTCGCAAAGTCTGTGACCGGTTTGTCATATTCGGCAATGCCGCCACCATCACAAGCAAGACAGGTTTTAGTTACTGTTGACATTACTCTTCTCCCAATCACTAAGGCTTCCATGCTCCAACGCCCAAAGAACTTCGGCATCGTACCCATCGACTAGGGCTACTGCCTCTCTCAAGGCTTTTGCTTCTGCCTCATCGAAACCATCCGCGTTGACAATTACCTCACGTTCGGTTGTCATGCGAACTCTGACTTTGTAGTCGCCACGATTACTCATCGCCTCTCTCCAATCCCATCAGGTTCATAACGTCAATCGTTAGCTGGTCAATCAACTCATAGACATCGTTGACATCCCAATACTCGAACGGTTGCCAGTGGTTGTCACTAAGGAAGTTATCTAGCTTTTCTTCTTCCCAAGTATCCCAGTCACTGGGCAAAGGGGTGGCTAGAAAGTTTGCAGACATACGAGCAAATATCTCTGTGTGTTTGGCTGCATATTCTGCGGGGGTTAGTTTAGTAGCCATGATGCTTCTCCAAGCCTAAAATTCTGCGTGATGTTTCTGCCTCATCTCTAAGGTGTTGCAAATCAAAAGCTGATAGATACCTGACCCCACCTTCATATAAAGCAGTTTCTATAACAGGGTCAACTGCATTTAATAAATCGATAATTGTGTTTTTCATATCCAAAGGCAGGGACTCGAATATCTTGGCACGTTCTAGTTTTTGCTTTGCACGTTCCTTTTCCCAGTGGGCAATACGTTCATCAGTAGTCATGTTTTCCAGTTTCTTAGCCATTTCATTTCTCCATCGGCTGTTGATTAGTAACCAATATCGGAAACAAAAACACCTGTCAACAAAAAAATGCAGATAAAAAGAAACGAGGCCAGAAATAAATCTGACCTCGCTCCCAACCAACCAAAGGAAACAACAAAGGGTAACCAGTCCTTTGCGTTACACCGTATTATGCTACTTCGTACAGTGTTCCTAGTTTTACCACGATCTTTTCGTGGTCGTCAAGCCACTTTTTGCAATCGAAACGACTTTTTCCAATAAAAATTGCAACGTGCCGCAGATAATCTACACAATGTTTCTTCTTGACCAGTTCACGATCAGTCTCTCCGATGCGAACTGACGACACCGGAATACACAACATCCATCTGTAATCTGCACGTTCGACAATTTCTATCTCAAGTTTATTAGTTTTCATCTTCTTCCTCGTAAGCTTCGATATAGATATCAACGGATTCCCTAATCAAGTCTGCAACAGAAACCTGCTCGTAAGATGATTGTTGCATAATAGTAGCTATTTTAGCTAACTTATCGTACTGTTCAACCTTTAACATTATGTTGTATTGTTTAGTCGGTTCCAAAATCTTGTTTGGTCTTGGCATCTCTGATTTCCTTTTCAGATAGTTTATTTAGTTTCTTTTGTTTTTTATTATCTATAATTTTATAACCATACTTCTTATCCCTAAGTAACTTAGCTATAGGATTGATTTTATTATTAATATTCATCTCTGGTTTCTCCCAATGGGGATGGTTAATAATTAAGTAGCACAGCCTGTCAAGCATTGTCAATCAAAAAAATGCAGTTGACAAGATTTTTGTGTGGTGGTATTTGTCAGCTATAGTTTGTAACTAGGAAAAGGAAACCGACATGAAATCACCAAGTTGGTTACAAGGTTATGTTGAATCTCTCGACATACAACCGATGGGTCGGTATCGATCCGACTGTCCGGTGTGCGGCAAGAAAAATACGTTTAGCGTAAACGATGACGGAATGCAACGTCTTTGGTTTTGCTTTCACGCTGACTGTAATGTGTCAGGACGAACAGGAATATCCTTGACACGCGACTTTGCAAAGCTTGCAATGAAAAAACAAGAGTCTAAAATTTCAAAAGACACGCTGACAAAATTTGAGTTACCTAATACTTTTGTTAGCCTTTCTCGTAACTTAGATGCCGAACTTTATGTGAAATCTGTGAATGCCTATGACGCCTACCTTGCAGGTCGGGCTGACATTCGCTACGACTTCAAGCGTAACAGAGTGGCGTATGTAGTTAAAAACGGAAACAATGTCGTCGATGCTGCCGGACGAGCCATCGATGGACGCAACCCGAAGTGGTATCGATATGGAAATTCTAGCTTACCTTTTTGTTGTGGCTCCAGTAGTACGGCTATTGTCCTCGAAGATTGCGCCAGTGCTTGTTCAGTTTCTGCACTAGCAACAGGGGTTGCCTTATTAGGTACAAATCTGCTAGAACCACACATAGAGACGTTGCGTAAGTACGAACGTGTGTTTGTCGCGCTTGACAAGGATGCAACTGACAAAGCCGTCAGCATGGTAAAGGTACTATGCCGACAAGTTCCAACCAAACTCATGGTCTTGAGCCGTGATCTAAAAAACCTAGCAAAGGAAGAACTAAATGAATTCTTACGATCCCACATCGATTGATCGACAGATACTTGGCTTCTGTCTCAATGCCGACTTCTTTGGTCGTGTAAAGAACATTGTTGATCGGACGATGTTTGAAAAAGAGATGCGTGACATTTTTGACACGTTGACATATTCTCACACCAAGTATGGAAAAGACTTAACTATCAGTGAGTTAGCCAGTCTGTTCAATGATCGTAACCCTGCTATGCCAGAAGCTGCACGGAACAAGGTACACGAAACCATAGCAAAGCTAGACGTTGGTAACGCCGACAACCACGACTTGCATCTGGATTTGGTACACAACTTCTGGTTGCGTGATCGTGCGCGGGTCATAGGTGAGAAGGCAATCGAAATCTTTACTGGTGACAGCGAGGAGTTCGGTGAGTTACGCCGCCTCATAGAAACAGTAGAAGACGGACGCATCAGCGACAAAACAACCTACACAAAGGTCGAACACGACTTTGAACAACTGTTAGAGGACGAAGCTGGTGATCCTGATTTCCCTTTTACGTACGATCTGATCAGTGAAAATGTTGGCGGATTAGATCGTGGTAACTTAGGTATCCTGTTTGCCAGACCAGAAGTAGGAAAGACAACCTTCTGTTGTTTCCTTGCCGCATCGTATATCAAACAGGGATTCAAGGTAACTTACTGGGCTAACGAAGAACCAGCCCCAAAGATCAAGCTGCGTATTATCCAGTCATACTTTGAACTCACTCGCCCAGAAATGGTAAGCAACAAAACCGACTTGGGTCGACGCTATCAAGAAGAGATAGCCCCCTTGCTTACGATTATGGATTCGGTCGGCACGTCGGTTGAAGAGGTCGACGAATACGCCAAACTAAACAAACCCGATGTTATGTTCTGTGACCAGTTAGATAAGTTTCGTATCTCTGGTGAATACAATCGTGGGGATGAACGCCTCAAGGAAACGTACGTCGTTGCTCGTGAGATAGCCAAACGAAACCGACTCCTTCTGTGGGCAGTTAGTCAGGCAAGCTATGAGGCACATGATAGGCAGTGGATTGACTATTCAATGCTTGACAATTCACGGACAGGCAAGGCAGGTGAAGCCGACATCATCATAGGTATAGGCAAGACAGGTTCAAGCGAGGTGGAGAACACTGTGCGGCACATTTGCATATCCAAGAATAAGCTGAACGGATGGCACGGTATGATCAACGGACAGATAGACATTGAGAGAGGGGTGTATTACTAATGAATGTATTGACCTTTGACGTAGAGACAACCCACATCCACAAGGATAGCGGCGGAACAACTGCCCTACCTTACTTTGGAAACCGACTCGTTTCTATCGGCTACAAGTGGCTGGGTAAGACAGTTCACTACCACTGCTATTACCACAGTGAAAGGCCAGCCTACGACTTTGCTGCCGAAACATTCCAGCGGGAACTCGACACGGCTGACGTTGTTGTGGGACAAAACATAAAGTTTGATCTGTCGTGGATCAGAGAATGCGGATTCAAGTACGAAGGACACGTCTATGATACGATGGTTGCGGAATATATTTTATCGAAAGCCCAGCGTTGGCCTCTTGGACTTGCTGCTCTTGCAGAAAAGTATGACGTTACCCGCAAGGAGAAAGACCTCGTTGCGCCGTATCTTAAAGACGGCAAGACCTTTTACGACATACCGTGGGAGATAGTAGAAGAGTACGGAAAAGCTGACGTACTTGCTACTGAAGAGATTGCACTTAAACAGCTTGATGCCTTTGGCACTACCTTTGAGGAACTATTCAATGACCAACAACTTGATACCGACGTTAAAGCTTTCGCTTGAGATGACAGATACCCTCGCTCGTATCGAGCAGCAGGGACTCAAGATAAACCTACAGACCCTCGATGAGATCGAGAAAGAATATCAAGAAGAGATGGACATCCTTGAGGTACGCCTCAACGAACTGGCGCGGGAAGCTATGGGTGACACTCCGGTCAACTTGTCTAGCCCTGATGATCGCAGTGTGTTGCTCTATTCACGCCGCGTAAAGGATAAACCCGCGTGGTCGCGTATGTTTAATCTGGGTCACGAGATGCGTGGCTCCACAATGAAACCCAAGCTGCGTACCCGCATGAAGCGCAGTGAGTTCAACTCAACTGTCCGCCGCATGACAGAGGTAGTTCAAAAGACACGCGGACATCAATGCACAGATTGTCGTGGGGAAGGTCGCGTCAGCCCTCGCAAGAAAGATGGCACACTAGGCAAAGCAATCCGTATCTGCAAGCCGTGTAGTGGCACAGGAGTTATCTACGTTCCTACCGGCGAGGTTGCTGGCTTCAAGTTGGTTCCGCGTGATCCGATGGATACGGCATCCGCCGGATTCAAAACCGACAAGGTTACTTTAGAAAACCGACAAACCGACTTGTCGGGTGATGCCTATGAGTTCGTTGTGGCCTACGTGCGCTACAATGCTCTTCGTACTTACTTATCAACATTTGTAGAAGGGATGAAGAATAATGTTGACGAGAATGGTTTTATACATCCAGAATTTATGCAATGCGTTACGGCGACGGGTCGCCTTTCGAGTCGCAATCCTAACTTTCAGAATATGCCACGTGGAAATACCTTCGCTATACGGAAGGTGGTCGAGAGCCGCTTCGAGGGTGGCTCGATACTTGAAGGGGATTATTCCCAGCTAGAATTTCGGGTAGCCGGTTTCCTTGCCAAAGATAGCCAAGCCTACATCGACGTAAATGAGGGTACAGATGTTCACAGTTATACTGCCAGTATTATCGGGTGTAGCCGACAAGAAGCGAAGGCTCACACCTTCAAACCGTTATACGGTGGTGTCACCGGAACCGACGCTCAACAACGCTACTACAGAGCCTTTAAAGAAAAGTATGAGGGTGTCACTGCTTGGCACGAGCAACTCCAGCGAGAGGCCGTCCAGAAGCGATTAATCACCCTTCCAAGCGGTAGGCAATATGCCTTCCCTCACGCACGTTGGACTCAGTGGGGTACGGCTACAAATCGGACTGCAATTTGCAACTATCCGGTGCAGGGATTTGCTACCGCTGACCTATTGCCTATCGCTCTTGTCAAGCTGCAAAATTTGTTCCTTGACAGAAAACTTATTTCTGTGATATGCAACACGGTACACGATTCAATCGTAGTCGATGTACACCCAGATGAAAAAGATATTTGTATCAAGCTGATGACAGAAGCAATGATGTCGTTACCTGAAGAGACAATCAGAAGATATAATGTGGCCTATGATATGCCTGTCGGAATAGAATTAAAAATAGGTAAGAATTGGCTTGACTTGACAGAAGTAGACCTGTAGTATCAGTCTACAACCCTAACAACAGGAGCATGAAAAATCATGGATACAGGGACAGACTTAATGAATATGAATGACATGGACGCAATTGTAGCAGCTATGAATGCAGACAACGACGAAGCATTGATGGCAGCAAGTGGTCAGAATGTAAAACAGACTGGTCAAAAAGGACTACCAAGAATTAATATCAACTACGATGCAGAGACAGAGGACGGTAAGAGCCTACCTCGTGGATCGTGGAAGATGTACATGGATGGTCGCTACATCTTTGCAGAAGAGGTGGTGCTCCGCCCAATCCTTCGCACATTTGAATACAGCGTATGGGATCAGGAAAGCGGTACGTTTTCATCCAAGTCAGTACAGAAGACCGTGCTGTCTGGTATGTTCCCCGATACAAACGGCGGAAACAAATGTGGTCGCTTGACTCGTGACGAGGAAGATCGTCTATCTAAGGATGACGTTGCTTACCTCAACTCTCGTGCAGCAAGCTGTAACCAAATCCTTTACTCTAAGGTGTCTGGTACATTTAAGGACGTAGATGGTAACGAGGTCGTTTTGGATAACGAACCTGTCGTTGCTTACTTCAAGCGTTCTGGTTTCATTCCGATGAACGACTTCATCAACAACTTGAGCAAGCAGAACAAGGTTATGCAGAAGTGCGAAATCTTGTTGGGTACAAGCCGCCACAAGAAAGGCAGCGTAACCTACTGGACACCAAACCCTACCTTGAAGGGCGTAGTTCCAGAGATCAGTGCAGACGACAAGGAGTTGATGGCTAAGTTTGTTGAGACTGTGAAAGGTCACAATGAAACAGTTATGAACCAGCATCGTGACGCAGCAAAGCTTCTCGCTGACGATGACGACATCGATTTGGCAGCGGACTTTGACAATGCTAACGCTGCTTAAAATCCAAGACTATATGTCTAAGGCTCTCAGGGGGGAAGTTTCTGTCTCCCCTGAGACTATCGAAACATTTAAAAACGATTGTGCAAACTCTATTGTAAAGCAACTCAGTCCTGATAGTAGAGGTGAGTACCGTCTTCGTATGTCCGGCTTGGGTCGTCCACTTTGCCAACAGGTATTGGATAAGCACGGCATCAAAGAAGATATGGAATACAACACACTGTTTCGTTTCATGTTTGGTGACCTAACTGAATCTATCCTCATGGCAGTTATGCAAGAGGCTGGGGTCGAGATCGTGGACTATCAGCGGCAGGTCGAGTTGGAGATCGGTGGGGAGAAATTGAAGGGAACCCTCGACGTAATCTTGCGTGATGAAACAGGCCAAGATAAGGTCTGGGATATCAAGTCTGCAAGTGACTGGGCATTCAACTACAAGTTTACTGGGATGGGTGGCTACGACAAGTTAAAGGAAGAAGACCCATTTGGATACCTGATGCAGGGGTTCTTGTACAGTGAGGCTGTCGGTTTGCCGTTCGGTGGATGGATAGTTGTCAACAAGTCAAACGGTATGGTTGCCGTAGTCGACGTGCCAGACTGGTCACAAGAAGACAAGGCAGACTATCTCAAGGATGCTGCGGAACGAATTAAGTTCCTTAACAATCCAGATGTGAAGCCGTTCAAGCCGTACAAGCCAATTCCAGAAACCTACAAGAACAAAGGTGAGTTGGTTTCGACAGGCAACAAGTTGCTTCCACGCGAATGCAATCTGTGTGGATATAGGTATCACTGTTGGCCTAACGCTATCTTGCACAGTCGTGTAACATCACGAGCAAAGTCACCACCGCAGGTTTGGTATTCAACCTTGAAGAAAAAGGAACTATGATGCCGTACCTGTTTGTAAAGAACTACGAAGTAGACTTGATGCACATGAATAAAAGCTTGTATCACATCTACATCGAGTCGACAAAGAAGAGCGGGGGAGAAAGACGGGTATGTCAGATGCGTATACATCAGAACGGCCTGCCTCTCACTCTTGTCGACAACTACAGCAAAGATGGATCGCTCCACGCAGATACTGAGGTGCGAGACATAAAGACTGTAGAAGAAGAATTACAAAAGATAAGTAGAACATCTCACGCGGGAGCGTATGTATGTGTGCCGATGCACCCTTTAACAACAGAACTTACAAATATAGAAAGACTATCCCCCAAACTGGCAGGGTATCTGATAAAAAGATTTCAATCGATTGGACTAGAGTTTTGAAAAAATCACAATATAGGTCGCAGTTCGAGTTGAATCTTGCTCGAACATTGACAGAAAACAAAGTGCCATTTCGGTACGAAGAAACAAAATTCCAATACATACCCGAACCACGCAACTATACTCCAGACTTCTACCTAGAAAAGTCAGACATCTATGTCGAAGCAAAGGGTCACTTGACAAAAGACGACAGAGTTAAGATGCTGCTTGTCAAGAAACAACATCCCAAGTTAGATATTCGTTTTGTATTTCTTCGGGCATCGAATAAGATTTACAAGGGTAGCAAAACAACGTACGCTGCTTGGTGTGAACGACATAATTTTATCTGGGCTGAAGGCTCAATCCCAACAGATTGGTATGAAAAAAATGGCAGACGATAACGACATCCAGCAGAATATGGAAGCCCTGTCTCTTTTACCGGACAGGTACTACATCATTCTTCGTTCTACCGGAGATAATGAGTTTACCCTGTCAGCGTACGACACCACAAGCAAAACGTACGAAGAAGATGAAGACTTCGATTCGGCTATGATTATCCAAGAGGGTGCACTCGATATGATACGTATGCACACTGACGAGGTTTACGACAGGGGTGTCGCTGCGATACAGTTTAGACTGGTAGGTCAAGAGATGATTGAAGAGGCAGAGATCACTGATCCTAAAGCCATCAAAGCAGTTGAAGGCAACGTAGTTAAAGTAGATTTTGGAACGAAGCAATGAAACTAGATGAATATCAAATGAGAGCGGAAGACACCGCGATATACCCCAACGAATACGCTATTGTGTACCCTGCGCTGGGTTTAGCTGGGGAAGCCGGTGAGGTAGCGGACAAGGTAAAGAAGATTATTCGCGACGGAAAGCCTGAACTTTTTTATAAGGACGATATTGCAAAGGAACTAGGAGACGTGTTATGGTACGTTGCAATTCTTGCAAGAGACTTAGGATACAGCTTAGAAGAGGTCGCGCAGCGCAACTTAGACAAGCTAGAGGATCGCAAGAACCGCGATATGTTGCAGGGCAGCGGAGACAATCGATGAGACACGAAGAATACATGAAGCAAAAAGGTGACATAGAAGATTATCCACCTAGCGCAGACATAGACAATGTAAACAGCCCACCACACTACAATCAAGCAGGTATTGAGTGTGTAGATGCTATTGCAGCAGCAACAAGCGACGGGTTTGAATACTACCTGCAAGGAAACATCATTAAATACCTATGGCGATACAGGTACAAGAACGGAATCGAAGACCTCAAAAAAGCGCAGTGGTATCTTAACAAACTAATCCAAATCAAAGGAGAATAAAAACATGAACAACATGTTGCCTACACCATACCAACAATTTATTCACAAGTCGCGCTATGCACGTTGGATCGAAGACGAGCAGCGCAGGGAGAACTGGGATGAGACTGTATCCCGATATATTTCTTTTATGGATTCTTATGTGCACGACAAGCACGGCTATAAGCTGGATAGTTCACTGAGAAACGAACTCGAAGAGGCTATCCTCAATCTGCGTATTATGCCTTCTATGAGAGCAATGATGACTGCTGGTCAAGCCCTAGAGCGTGACGCAGTGTGTGGCTACAATTGTAGTTATATCCCCGTAGACAGCCCTCGTGCGTTCGATGAGTGTATGTATATTTTGATGTGTGGTACAGGCGTTGGTTTCTCTGTAGAGCGAGAAAATGTCGACAAGCTACCTGTCGTATCTGACAACTTTAACAAGTCCGATACTGTCATTAAAGTTGGGGATAGCAAGCCGGGATGGGCAAAAGCTTTGCGCGAGTTGATTGCGCTGCTCTACGCAGGACAGATTCCTTCGTGGGATGTGTCCGGTGTTCGGGCCGCAGGGGAACGCCTGAAGGTTATGGGTGGTCGTGCAAGCGGACCACAACCCCTTGTCGATCTGTTTAACTTTACCGTTGAAATCTTCAAGAAGGCACGTGGTCGTCGGTTGTTTCCAATCGAGTGCCACGATCTCATGTGTAAGATCGGTGAGATTGTAGTTGTAGGCGGTGTACGCCGTTCTGCCCTGATTAGCCTATCTAACTTGAACGACGATCAGATGGCACATGCCAAGTCTGGTATGTGGTGGGAATCTGAGCCGCAACGTGCGCTGGCAAACAACTCAGTTGCCTACAAGACAAAGCCTGAGATGGGTACGTTCATGCGTGAGTGGCTTGCCCTGTACGATAGCAAGTCTGGTGAGCGTGGTATGTTCAACCGTGAAGCAGCCGACAAACACGTTGCTCGTAACGGTCGTCGTGAGACAGGTCACATGTGGGGAACAAACCCGTGTTCTGAGATCATCTTGCGTGGTTACCAGTTCTGCAACCTGTCTGAGGTAGTTGTTCGCGAAACCGACTCCCTTCAAGATCTCAAAGATAAGGTACGCTTGGCAACAGTCTTGGGAACCCTGCAGTCTACTCTGACAGACTTCAAGTACCTTCGTAACATCTGGAAGAAGAACACGGAAGAAGAACGTTTGTTGGGTGTATCCCTGACAGGTATCATGGATCATCCGCTTCTTTCAAAGAATGTGGATAGCAAGCGTTGGCTAGAAGAGATGCGGGAAACCGCTGTCGAAACAAACCGACGCATTGCAGAGGAGATTGGTATCCCTGTCAGCGCAGCAATCACCTGTGTCAAGCCGTCAGGAACCGTATCGCAGTTGGTAGATGCAGCGAGTGGCATTCACGCACGACACAACGACTATTACATCCGTACTGTTCGTGGTGACAACAAGGACCCCCTGACGCAGTTCCTGATCGAAACCGGCGTACACAACGAGCGTGACATGATGAAGCCAGACTCTACGACTGTCTTTTCGTTCCCGATGAAGTCGCCTGACGGTGCAGTTACGCGGACGCAGATGACAGCTATTGAGCAGCTAGAATTGTGGAAGACCTATGCGTTGCACTGGTGTGAGCACAAACCGTCTGTTACCATCACGGTAAAGGAACACGAATGGATGGAAGTTGGTGCGTGGGTGTATGAGAATTTTGACGTTGCGTCCGGTGTCTCGTTCCTTCCTCACAGTGACCACACCTATCAACAGGCTCCGTATCAGGACATCGATGTGGATGAGTACAACGAGTGGATGCAGACCTATAAAGATGTCAAGATCGATTGGGAAAAGCTGACTGACTTCGAGAAGGAAGACAATACCAGCGGTTCACGTGAGTTGGCTTGTACTGCGGGTGTCTGTGAAGTAGTGGACTTGAACGCAGCATGAGTAAGTTGGTTTGGAAGCGGGGTGACGGTTGGGTTCAATACAACCCACCCCGCAGCCATCCTAGCTACGAGGAATGGCAGAAGTTGAAAGAGAAAGATGCAGAAAAGGTTCGATCCTAATCCCTACACAGGGAAACCAATGTACTACAAAGATAACCCTGACGCGGTAAAGCGTCGGGACTCTTTGCGAATGTATGTTAATGGCAAAGAGATTTCAAAAAAAAGCCCATTATACAAGCCGGGAAAGTATAAATCTCTCGATGACGCATGGTCACACACAGAAATTAACGAGAGGTCTGTTGCAGGAGAAATATACTTGATAGTCAATCCTGCGTGGCCTGAGTGGGTAAAGGTAGGCAAAGCAGCTATCGCAACCGACAGGTTGAGTAACTATCAGACATCTTCACCGATGCGAGATTATGCTTTACTTACGTCGATATCTGTGGATAATATGCACGAAGAGGAGCGTCGGTTTTTGCAGTTGTTTTCGAAAGAAGGACACGAACGCAAAGGCGAGTGGTTCAAGATAGACAGGGAGAAGGCAGTTGAGTTGCTGGCATTGTAAAGGTGAAATGATTTGGAACAGTGATGTTGACTTAGAAGACAATAACTTCTATTCTATGATCACGTTTCTGGAATGCAAAGAGTGTGGGTCAGAAGCAGAGTTCTGGTTACCTAGAGAGAAAGAGAATGATACAGATCAAGATAACGCCTGATATTATTTCTCGTGCCAAAAAGAAAGCCGCCTCTGTAGGTAATCTACAGGGCAGCATCACGGGCAGTCTCAGCAATGTGGTTGGGGCAATTGGGGAAATAGTCGTTGAGGATTACGTCGGCGGTGAGCCTGTCAACAGCAAGGACTTTGACTTGTTGGTAGGAAACCGACGTGTCGACGTAAAGACAAAGCGGTGCAATACCACACCATCACCCAACTATGATTGCTCTGTTGCTGCACACGGATCGAAGCAAGACTGCGACAGCTATGTCTTTGTCCGCATCCTTACAGATCACAGCAAGGCTTGGATCTTGGGAGAGATACCAAAAGAAACGTTTTATAAAAAGGCTACACGATACAACAGAGGGGATGTCGATCCGGCAAACGGATTCACATTTAGAGCCGACTGTTACAACCTAGCAATTCAAGAACTAGAGAACGTCAATGGCAAAGAAGCAGCACAAAGCTAATCTATTTCAATTTACAGCGTACCTAAAACAAGACGGCAATATCGAACTCAATATGGACGGCGTAACGCCAGAAGATTTAGAGTCCGTAATGAATTCAGGGATGCCAGAGTATGAAGGTGCACACTCATTAGCATCCCTGCTTAGATACCTCAGATCGATGGGAAATGAGATGTTGGATAAATCGAGACAGTATATTTAGGCAGCAGCCTTTAGCTTGTCGATTTCAGCATCTACTTTTTCCTTGATTGATTCAAGGTATTGTAGACGCTTAGTATCCGCATCTTTTTTCATTTCTTTGATTACAGCTTCGCTAACCACATAGACTGGGCTGCGGCTGTACATGTCTAACAAATCGAACAACATGGTTATCTCCTTTTAGTTGTCGTTAATTATCGGAGATATAGTTTTCATTTGTAAATAGTCAAGACTTATCGTGTACTTTTTGTACCGTAAACCTAGCCCGAATGGATGACCCCTTGTGCCGCTTGTAACCGGTCGAGGGGTTTTTCATTAGCTTGTATCCCCCGCCGCGCTGCTTCATCCAGTGGTAGCCTTTGGGGGCAGAAACCATCTTAGTAGCCACGTTTCTTTGCCTTTCCGCCGTACATCAACTTAACGCCACGCCCCTTCAAGATATCCTTCTTGGTAACCTTGCCGTCGCCTGTTAGGTCAGGGAATGCCTTACCGCCTTCAGCCATTGGAGTGCGCTGTTGTGCAGTCGGCATTGGCTGCGCTGGCATCATAGGGCTAGTTGTTGGCATAGGCATTGCACTCTGCTGCATTGCGTTGTTTTTCTTAGGTGCGGTTCCACCCATCTGCATCTTCTTGGCTTTGCCGCCGTACATCATTGGCTTGCGTGGCATACCGCCGTACATCATAGCCTTGCGTTGTCCGTTGTTGTATTGTTTCATTGATCTGATCCTTATCTAAAAATTGATGGCATAGGAACGAAGGATTTACCTTCGACAATATCTTCTCTGCGTCTGGTTACTTCAGGGAAGAGCGGTATGCGTACGCCTTCACCAACCTTTGCTTCACGAGTGGTACGAGGTATTACGCCGCTTGTCAAATCTGGATACAAGGTAAACGCTCTACCGTACTTGTCCTTCATTGTGACTGGCTCTGGCTTGCCCTGCTCGTTTGCAAACTTAGCATACGATGAAACCAACGCATTATAGAAATAGGTTTCCCGCTCTGGGGTCAACGGCTTGCCTGTCCGAACCATTTCCAAGAACATCTCGCCCAACTCTGGATCAGACAAAACCGACCTGATCATGTTGTACTTGCTGTTACGGAACTGCTGAAGAACAGCTTCTGTACCGACGTACCGTGCGCTGATAACTCCACGATTGATTGCATAGAAGCGGCTGATGAACGACTCGACACTGAACGAGCGTGGTGCACCAGTAATTTCAAATTCACGCATACGGAAATCAGGAGCACGATCTGCCATTAGCTTAGATGTTGCATCCCAAACCTTGTAACGCTTTTCACCGATGAGTTCTTTTACAACCTTCGCCTTTTCGGCATCATTGGTGCCAAGCATGTTTTGCATAACGCCCAAGTCGATAACCTGTTCGTCGATTGTTGTTCCTTTTGCATCGGTGATGATGTTCTTGCCTGTTCTTTTAAAGGCAGTATTCTGCAAAGAATCGATGTAGACATCAGCAAGGATAGTAGTTACCTGCTCGTCGGTAAAGCCACCTACGTCTTTTAACTCACGCTTAATCAGGTTTAGCTGATCAACTCCGCCCGAAACCAACCTGTCACCGATCTGATCCATCGACAGCTTTGTTGGACTGTAGTTCTGTAAGATTTGAATAGCCAGTTCTTTTTGCTTCTTGGCTTTCTTAGCTGGCTCTAGGGTCTTGTCTAGCTGAGTCTGGATGTCAGACGTTACACGTGCAACTGTTCTGTCGTAAACGTCGTCGCCTACAGACTTTTTGGAGAAGCCAATGGTATCATCAACCAACGAGCCTACGTCTAGCATAGACTTAACCTGACCATCTGCACCACGCATGACAAATACCTGATCTAAGTTATTCATCTGACGAGCGAGTTCGTCTGGTTTCACTTTGCCTTTCAAGCTAACGATGTAATCAGCTATGGCGGTCTTTACTGTTGCAGCAACCGCTCCGGTCATCTTGTCGCCTTCAATAAAGGTAAACATAGGTAAACCGCTTTGTGGATCGACGATCTCTTGTCCTAGTGTGCGCTGGATGGAATCAAACAAGCTTTTACCGCCGACGTTCGGGTCCATGTTTGCAATGGCTTTGATGTTAAGCCACTCGCGAGGATTCTGTGCGCCGTAGCGAACACCTAATGGATTGTTCACAGATACGTCAACAACCGACCTGTTGCCCCATGACATCCAAGATGGAACAACAGCCTTTTCGTTTGCGTCGTACCAGCGAGACTTGAACTTTGCCCAGTCGCGATTTGCTTCTTGTAGGGCTGCACCGACAGGCATAACTGTGTCGTTGCCTACATCGTTCTTCATAAGTATGCCCAATGTATCCACTGGAGTTCGTGTGCCGTCTGCACCGACCAACTCGAACTTATCGAACTTTCCCTGAACAACGTTTTCAATGTTTTCAAAGATAGTAGCACGTTCAGCGTTACCAGACTTACGAGCAGCAAACTGAACATGCCGTAGAGATTTGTCTAGTTCACGTAGCTGAGTGAAAGACATCTCGAAAATATCAAGTGTGCTGTCTTGTTGTTGAGCAGCTTCACGGAGATAGCGTATAACTTGTAGCTGATCGTCCTGCTTCCTGTTAAAAGTTTTGCCCTGATCTTCTAAAGTTTTTTTAATATCCTGTACTACTTGCTTGACTGTCTTGTCGGTTCCTTCGGCTAATGCAGTAAAGAATGGGTCAGACAGGGTAATAAAGGTTTGATCCAAGATTGCCGATTGACCTGCTGTCATATCTGCTCCGCGCAGCTTCCCTACGGGCAGATCAGGTCGCTCTGCGAACAGAGCATCGAACACGTCACTAACATCAACCGACACATTTCCCGCAATTTTGTTTCCTGCCCCGTCCACAAATAAACCATTCTCTGAAGCAGAATCTAAAGCAAGATACAGACGCTGTGCCTTTACTTTGTCCGCTGCATGTCCACTTTCAAGTAGTGCAGCCATCAAGTCTCCCGGATTGTCAAAGTTAGGGATGCTTGCTTGAGAGCGTTGTCCTGCCGCAACCACGCCTTTCGGTCCGACTGCACCTTCTACAACTGCAGCGGCACCCGCTTGTGTAGATAGCTTCGAGCGTACGTCATCAGCGTGTTTTGCTACGACATCAGAAACCTTATCGCGTGTGTCGTTTGCAATCTGGTTAAACTGTGGGCGTGGTAAAAAAGTAAAGTTTTCTGCCGCACTGATCAATTCTTGTCTTTGCAAACGATTCATAGAGTCTTCGAAGTTACGGATTGTATCTGGACCAGTTTGCTGACCAAATGCCATGCTGTTACCGTCGATAGAATCTAGATAGTATTGTACGCCGCGCTTATCCACCATACTAATGTCTGCAGATAGCTGATCTATAGATTCTTGACCACGCTCAATTGCAGCGTTGACGATACGGAAGAAATCACCCTTTGGAGTATCACCGATGCCGCCTTCGATACTTTGCAAGACACCACGAAGTTCCGCAACCATCTGCTTCTGTAGATTGAGGTTTGCTTCCAAGTCGTTTACGTTAAAGTTTCTGATCTGCTTAACGCTGAGTTGGCTACGAGTAATGTCTTCAAGAGACTTGAGAGTTGCCAAGCCACTGAGGTTAGCAAAACCTGTGTCGAGCAGACGAGGGTCTAAGCCTTCAGCAACCAACACGTCGTACACTTCGTCGAGATACTTGGCACGTTCGATGATGCCAGCTTGCATCTCAGGAGAAAAGTTGGTGATGTTTTCTGTGAGGAACTTGAGATATGCTTTCTTGCCGCCAAACTTTTGCCCCAGCGCAGAACGCTGCAACGCCTTGAATGCGGCTGGTACGTTACCTTGAACGAGGTTGATGATCAAGCCACTACCTAAACCGACGAGTTCACCCATCATCGGGTCGCCTGTCACACCGTATGTTTCATCACGCTGCTGGAAGAAGTGTCCCGCTGTACCTGCACCGACAATCATAAACCTGTCTGCAGTAGCAATGTCACGCATAAACTTGGGTGTACCGCTCTTACGTTCGATTCCTATCGGTCCGACTGCGACTTCTACCACTGCAGTGGCAATGTCACGCATAAACTTAGGTGTACCGCTAAGACGTTCGATAGCCGCAAGATCGTACACTGCTCTGTTGATGTCAGCATCGAGTGCATTGAGTGTAGATGTATCTTTAGCGTCGGGTGTTCCGCCACGCTTCTTAACACCAGAGTAGATTGCGTCACGTCGGTTTCGCAAGTTGTTTAGATACTTAGTTTGCTGAACTACCTCTGCGCGGCTTCCTACAGACATAGCAGCATCTTCAATCTGCAAGCCCTTAGTGATTTTGCTACCGACGCTGTTCTGCTTCATCTTCTGCAACCAAGAAGGTTCCGCACCATCGTCGATACCTGATCGCATCTGCAGATAGCTGTCACGGATTTCATCAAAAGAACGAGTAGTTCCTCTTTCAATTTCTTTGGCATAAAACTCTTTAAAATCTAATAGTTCTTTTTTAGAACGGAAAGCAGTCAGTGCACCTGCACCCTTACTAGGCAACACAATTTCACCAGTTAACTTAGCCAAGCGGGGAGTGAGTCCTGTTAGGGTCGCAATGTATTCTTCTACGACAGGTAGGGATACCTTTGTGCCGCGCTGTGCCATCGTTGCAATCATCGTGTGAGCAAGTGGCTGAAAGTACGTATCCATAATGGCTCTCCGACGAGAACTTTCGCGAATATCAAAGTACCCTAGATCTGTATCTTCGAAATTCAAAGTCAAGTTATCTGCTGCGTCGATTAACTCGCCAACGCCCCACAAGCCCATCTGAATCGGAAACTTGATAGCGTTCTCGCCTATACCGCTTGCAATTTTCTCCATGTCACCCATTGAGGGAGCCGAAACAGCATAATTAATTATGTCTGCGCGGGTACGAGCATCTTCGACACCGGCTTTAATCATGCGTTTGTTTAGGAGATCAGCGAATAGCGGCTTACCAACTTCTGGATCAATAAAGTTTAACGAGAATAACATAGAGGCTTCACGATAGTTTTGAATATCTTCCTCTGTCATGTCTTTAGCAAAGACTTCACGCAACTCAGTCACTGGAACAGGAAACTGACCTGTCGTGTCGATTTCGCCTGTTTCTCGACGGAAAGTCAACTTCTGGTTGGGATCAGGTAGCCGTGTCTGTTGGTATATCAGGTTATCCCACGGAACGTTAAATTCACCGCCTTCATCATCGATAATGACGGTGGCTCCCATGCGGTTAGCTACGTCTAGGCGGGTAGCATAATCCATAGTCTGAGGAAATAGCAACTCTTCGCCTTGTGCGTTGCGAACACCCATAGCCTTTTCAAAGTTACCTGCAACTTTGGGGTTGTCAAAATTCAGGACTTGCTGAAGCTTGATCTCTGGGCTAATCTTACGGGGATCGGCAATACGGGGAGTTACTTCGGTCTTGAGTTCGATCCCTAGTGACGGAATATACTTACTGTCGCCTGAGAGGGGGGCAGTTGTCACGTCAAACTTAGGTACTTCCATCCCTAGCACGACTTCCTTCTCTAAGGCCGGAAACCGATCTTTAGGCTCTGGGCGAGACATAGGCGGAGCAAGACTCGTAGGAGATCCCGGCTGTCCTGCACCCATAGATTTTAACAGACTCTGCTGTTGAGGGTCGAGTTTTTGCATCTGCTGTTGCAGTGGACTCAGTGTCGTATCAGCCATAGATATTCCCTATTGTGCTAAGATTCGTGCAACTCCGGCTTCGCCTAACGCTGCCGTAGCTTCTTCTAAGGTATTGTAAGTGTCCGCAAACTTTCCTTGAGCGTCGTTAATTGCTTTGAGTTTGTCTGCATCAGACATTGCATCAATCGCTTTGTCTTTTCTTGTCGATGCACCACCGGGTTGCTCTAAACGTTCAGATATATCCCCAATTGTAGTACCCACACCTACGCTACCTATAGAAAGTTCCTGTAGCTTCAAAGCAGCATACGCTCTCATGCCACCTTGACCAATTGCACGTGAATGTTTTTCGATATCAACGAGCATCTCTTTTGCTGCAGATAAGATTTCAACTTCCGTTGAGGCTTGTCCAAATACACTGTCCATTTTTAAAGCGCGAAGGATGTTCTGCACGTCTTGATCAGAAATCGTACGACCACCAGTACCGCCCTGAATCGCTGATGCCATAGTGTAGGCAACCATGAAACGATAGTAGTTACGAAGCGCAAGGTTCTTTACTTTTTCGTCGTTCGAACCCAAGCCAGCAACTGACTTTTGGAACTCGTTCATATTTTGTTCACGTGCACCACGTTCAGCTTCTAAGAAAGCATCTACAGTTCTGTATCCACGCTCTGTGGCAAGCTTTAACATATCTTCGGCAGGTAGTTGATTATCTACAATAGATAAGAAAGATGGTTTACCGTTTCTGTCTTTTCCAAATATTGTGTTTTGTGCGGCGGATACTGCCTGATTCTGGTTAATTGAAACGAGTCCCGGAAGAATGTTTTCCATGCCTTGTTGCAATAGATGCACGGCACCGTCTGCAGAAACGTAGAACTGACCAAGAGAGGTATTGATGTCAATAAACTGCCCATCCCTAGTATAGTAGGTCGCCATCATCTTGTCAATCACGTTGATTGCATTGGCTGCTGAATCAGCTTGCTGGATACGTCCTAGTCGTTCTTTTTCAAAAAGTCTGTCGTTTTTACCTGTTATTTGCCTAAACAACAGTCTCGATCTTGCAGGGCCGAACTTTGGAGAAAACGCCGTTATAACAGCCATGCCGCTTTCTATATCACCGGCAAACGCGGTATTGAATGCCGTTTTGATATCTGATTCGAGGGCTGCATTTTGAACCCGTCGTTCCGAACCTAACTTTAGCATGTTTTGAAAAGACGCAAAAAATGGCGTGTTGCTAGTGTCTTTTGTTTTTACAAGGTAATCCACAAAGTCCATTTTTGGCTGATTCTTTGCTACTATAACCTGTCCCGTTGGACCTTTTTTTACAGTCCCATCTAGGTTGTACTCATACTCAATTAGAGTCCTAAGTGCAACTTTTGCATTTTCTACTTCTTTTTCTGTTCCATTCGGTGCTAGTTCTGCCATAACAAAATCGACAGTCTGCTTGTACTTCGGATCAAACGGAATAGCTACAGGAATTTTAGAAGGTATAGGTGCTGCATCTGAGGAAGCATTAGGATCGAATACGTTTGCAGGAACGTTTCGTTGTATTTTAGCAACTATTACAGCTTGGGGATCTCCGTCTGCTGATACGCTGTTTTTTTGCACTAGATCCTGAACGACTTGTGCCTCATCTAATCCAGCACGAATTTTTACTGCCTGTTCTAACCCCGGAATCGTAGATAGTACAGGGAAGTTATTTCGTAAAAAAAGAAATTGATCTGCAAGCAACGTTGAGGATGGGACCATATCGCCTGTTATTGGGTCTTTTACTGCAGTATTTTCTGCAATCAAGTTTACCGCGTAGTTTCGAATTCGATCCATGTCACCTTCAACACCGGCAGCAGTCCAATCGGGAGTACCGTTGGTTTTGCGAGGTAGTTGTTCCATCCAATTGCGAAATGTCGCCAGTTGTAGATTAGGGGCTTTGTATTCTTTACTTACATAATACTGCTGTTTTTTTCCTTCCGTATCCCTATAACTAATATTAAATGGAGAGTTAGCAACATCAAGTGTGCCCTTTAACTTTCCTGCAGACTTTTCTCCGATGTCGATTGAAGAACGAGTACCGTCAGCATTTACTTGAAAGGCAGCAACGTATCCATATTTATCTGGATTTTCTTGATATTTCCACAGAGGAATTTCTATCTGTCTGCTGCTTTTCGGCTCACCAGTTTCATTTAATTCACGTACGGAAACGAATTGTTTGGTTTCTTCTTTGGGGTCCTTGTCGGGAGTAAACCAACTTATCGGGCCTGTTTGGATTTTACCGTCGACAGTAAGACCTTCGTTATCAGCTTGACCAAACTTTACGGCACCTTGATCACGTACCGCTGCAACGTCTTCGCCGTATACAAAACGACCTTCCTTTGTTTGACCAACGATTAAATTCCCAAGATCGACTTCAGGCGCGGCTGGAACATATTCTTTTTTTGAAGTCGAAAGTACGCTGTCTACAAACCCAAGCCTATTAGCAGTACTAGGGTCAATAGGCTTTTGCCCTATTGATCCCTCAACGGCACCTTTTTGACGTGCTTCTTGTGCAGTTCTACCGAAAACAGGTGTTCCATCTTCAGTAGCCCCTTCAAAAACAAACACATCTTTAAGCTTCTGTGGACCTAAGTACTCAGGAGAGAATTCATCTTTGTATTTAGAACCCGTAAATGTACGATTACCAATCAGCTTGGCGTTCAAGTCTTCCCAAGTACCAAACTGCCCTGCTCTGCTGACAATAGACTTTTCCAACTCGCTTTTTGTGCCTCGCGTACCGTCAGGAAGCTGAAACAAATCAAATGTCTTTTCGTCCGGCTTTACTTCTTGAATATCTCCCGTGCCAAGTCTTTTGTAAACAAGTTCGTAGTTCTCCCGGTTTTGCAGCATGGGAGTCATCATAACAGGAGCCGAATTTGGCTGAGTTTTATCGCGACCCCAGTAGGTGATGGTTGTTTCGGCCCGTGCCTTTGCTTCCGCCTCTCGTTGTTTTTTGCGTTCAATAGCAGCAGCAGCCTCTTCACGTCTACCTTTTTGTAGCCATTTAGCAGCAGCGTACGCAGCAAAAAGTAGTGGATCAGCCATATTACATTTCTCCCATAGCTAAGAAAGATTGGGCACTACGAGTCGGTTCTGGCTTTGGCTCCATACGCTCATCTTCACGACGAGCCATCCGTTCTACTTCCATCCGCTCTTCATAATTAATCTGTTCATTCATTGCTTCGAACAATTCAGGATTACGTTGCTTCATAATTCGGAAGAACGAAACGTCATCGACTTCACCTTCTTTGATGCCGTTCTCTTCATTGTCATCGACCATAAAGCGTGGCTCGAAACCTTCTTCGAGGGCTTCGCGATACAGATAGATAGCGATACTAGGTTTGATAAGTTCAGCTACATCTGGTGTGTACGCCCCGTTCATAAATCCTTTGAATGCAATCTGTGCAACCAACTCCTGTATAGAAATTCCCGCAACCATCATCCGCATAATGTCCTTGCGACGTGTCGGCTCTTCAAGTTTATCCAAGATAGAATCCAAAGCCTCGTCTGGATTAGCAAATCTAGGTGGCTTTTCCCAAGCCCACTTTCCGGGTTCGTCGGTTAACGAGTGTCCGGGGGGTGCTGCCAACGGGGTAATCTTATCTAAGGGTGTTGCCATAGCTAGTACCTTTACTTCGAGAATTTTTTAGCCAGAGATGTTCGCGGCATAGCGGCACTCTGCAAGCTTATTGTTTGCCGTCTAGAAATGTTCGGAACGGGAATAGGAGCCGATCCAGCCATACGAAGAAGTTTTTCTGTCACACGAGCATCTTGAATAGCACGAGAAACCCGGTCGGTACTTCCTAGCGGGATCATCTGAGCAGTACCGGCCCTATCCATTCTGCCTGCTGCTAAAGACGTTTCGGTGCTTCGCAAACCTTGTGGTCTAAACATTTGCTGCTTCATGTCGGACGGACCTTGTATAGCAGCAGAGGCAAGTTCTCCTGCAGCCCTTCCTACGTCTTCGCGGTCGATATCAAAAAAATCACCAATGTCCGATAGAAAACTTTGTGCTCCTGTAGGAAGTTCGTTAAATAGATATTTTGCACCTGTAGATATAGCACCGCCTATTAGCTTACTTGCAATTGCGTTGGTTGCCATACTCAAAAAACTACTCATGTTTGTATCCTATCTATTTTTTCTATAGTGCATCAAAGATTGAATCTATTGTTCTTGTAATTAAGAAGTCTTCGAACTGATCTTGGTACATTGCTGAATTAGCATCTATAGACGCAGCTTGCATAGCCGCATTGTGTGCCCGTGCTCTGTCGTTCTCTGATGCCTGCATAGCCCACGAGGCTTGATCCCGATACATCTGCCAAAGATTATTTAAAGAGTTCTGATTTAGGGAGAGTAGAGTTTGCACATTCTGCTGGTTTGCTGCGTTTTGTGTAGCAGTATTTGCAGTGTTAATTTGTCTGCGCCACGCCACGTTGCTCTGATCAATCGTCGATTGCATATTTGCGTTGAATTGTTGACGAGACGCTTCCATAGACGCATTGAATTGTTCCATTGCGCTGGTTTGGTTTACATTGAATTGATCAATTGATGCTGCGCGATTTTTGTTAGCAGATTCAATCTGTGATCCCAACTCAGCAAAGAACATGTCTACTTCGTTGCTCGACTTGGCGTTGAACTGACGTGCCGCATTTTCTGCAGCCATATCAGAAAGCTTCATCTGAACTTTAGACTGGTAGTTGATTGTTGCAGCAGCCTGTTGATTTGTTAGATTTTGTGTGTCGATTGCAAGAAACGTCTTTGCGTTTTGTACTGCAGCAGTCTGCCGATTGTTTAAGTTTGCCATATCCATGTTGGCAAGAGCAACGGCGTTTTGTAGTTCTGCCTGTTGTTGGTTGCTTAAATTTGCAAGTTGTAAAGTAGCGTACTTGTCGGCATCTTGCTTGGCAATCTCTATGCCGGATTCGGTTACGGCTTGTACCATTGCGGCTGCTGCCATCGAACTCGAACCTAGACCACGCTGCTGCATGATAGCACTGACTTTGCGAACCTGTGGGGAAGCCCATGCAGGAAGAGGCTGACCTGCCTGAATCGAACTCATCAATTGACCCATTTGGTACTGAGTAGTTGCTCTTGGGTCCATTGTTGCAGTCTGTGCGGTTGCAAGTGCTCCCGGTGAAAGTGTCCCCTGTGCTGCGTTAACAAGTGCTTGGGGATTTACTGTTCCCTGCGCTGCTTGCATATTTGCTGGCTGTGTGACTTGAGCGGCCTGATACTGATTTGCAGCTTGTGCAGTAGGAGCAGTCTGATTGTACATTGCAGAACTCAAGCCAGACGGTACAGGAGCAGCAATTGTCGACATTTTTACGTTGTTATCTGTTAGTATTTCATCTGTTTGTTCCGTAAGAAGTTCGGGTACAATTTTTTGTTGGGCTTCTAACTCAGATTGCGTTGACTGAGCCACCTGACGTTCTAAAATTTCTTTTGATAGTTTTTTGCCAGCGTCACCCCCCGTGCCATCACCAGCGTCACCCCCCGTGCCATCACCAGCGTCACCCCCCGTGCCATCACCAGCGTCATCCCC